GACGCTCACGTCGGACGTTCCGTCGGCTGACAACAAGTACTGGGATGCTTACGCCGGCGAAGGCGCTTCCGTCTGGTACAAGGGTGTCGGAGCCAAGGTCGGCGACGCAGAGTACGCCAGCCTCTACGGCACGTACGGCGCTACGGCTACGTCGCAGCTCGACCAGCCTGACGGCGGCGCGTATCCTACGGTCTCCTTCGGCCTCGTGAAGAGCGCTGTCGAAGCCAAGACTCGTAAGCTCGCTGCTCACTGGTCGCCTGAACTCGCCGAGGACATGCAGGCCATGCACGGCATCGACGTCGAGCGTGAGATGGTCAACACCCTCACGTACGAAGTCGGCGCTGAAATCGATCGTCAGATCATCACTGAGATGGTCAAGGCTGCGATCACGGGCGGCTCGGTCTCCGAGTGGTCCCCGATCTCCGCTGACGGTCTCGATCAGATGGGCCGTCTCGCGACGCTCCTGACGCAGATCACGGTCGAAGCTCAGCAGATTGCGATCCGTACCCGTCGCGGCAACGCGAACTTCGTGGTCACGACTCCTCGCGTCTGCGCGCTCCTGCAGCAGCTCTCGATGAACAAGTTCACGTCCTTCAAGAACACGGAAGCGATTCCTACGGTTCCTGACACGGGCGTCGGCGCTCTCGCCAAGGTCGGTCTGATCAACGACGACCAGCAGCTCCTCGTTCGCGACTCGTACGCGTCGACTGGTGCGGCTGACTACGTCCTGATGGGCTACAAGGGCAAGCAGGCCGGTGACTCGGGCATCATCTACTGCCCTTACATCCCGCTCCAGCTCTCCAAGGTGCTGCAGCCTGGTTCGTTCACGCCGTCTGTCGGTGCTCGCACCCGTTACGGCATCATGAGCAACCCGTGGGACGCTAAGAACTTCTACCACTTCATGAAGGTCTCGGGGACCTACTCCGAGTACAACTGGAGCGGTAGCCGTCACTTCATCGCTCAGCCGTCGCCGGTCAACCTGACTCCGACGAACGAGTACACGAAGACGACGTTCCCTCAGACGATCGTTCCTGTGGTCTAATCTGAGCTGACGAAAGTCAAGGCAAAGACGGCGGACTGAAAAGTCCGCCGTTTCTTTTTATACTTTAGCTACGATTTATCAGATAAAACTTTACAGTTATCTTTGAAATTCGTATATTATATGAGTAAATACTTTAGATGACGACAAAGGAATATATGATCGAATTTGAAATATTGCAAAACAAATTAAGGGATCTTATCAGCGGAGCATATACATCTTTCGCCAGAAAGATCAAAGCAGATAGTGAACTCTATGAAGCCGTTATGTTTTATACGAATAACCTTGATTCGAAAATAAAGATTAAGACCCGTGTGTATAGGATAATTACAGACATCGATTATATACCAGTATGCTTAAACTGCGGCAGACAGATGCTTGATAGAGATGTCAAGAATGTTAAAGAAGGCTATAGGAAATACTGTTGCCAGCAATGCGCGAAGGATTCTCCGTTTAGGAAAGAACTGTATGAAAAAACCTGTATGAAAACATTCGGTTTTCCGAACGCGTCGTCGAGTGAAATCGTAAAAGCGAAGCGTATTGAAACGAATCTCAAGAATCTTGGAGTTGACAATCCAGCTAAGTCCAGTGAGGTAATGTTGAAAATTTATGCCACTAATACAGAGCTGTATGGATGCGCATGTGCGATCCATTCTGAATTCTGTTCTGAAAAGACAGTACAGACATTGATGGCCAAGTATGGAGTTACGTCATATTCGAAAACACAGGAATTCAAAGATAAAACGATTTCCGCAAACAGGAAGAATTTCGGTGTTGATTATCCTAATCAAGATCCGGAATTCAGGCGGAAATCACAGAAACGGTATACATACAAAGGTATGCATTTCGATTCTTCACCTGAATTGGCGTTTTTCATCTATGCCGAGGATTGCGGTATAGAAATAGAGTATCAGCCAGACGTGTCATTTGAGTATGAAGTTGAAAACCGCATTTTCATCTATCAGCCTGATTTCAAAGTCGGTTCGAAATTCGTAGAGATAAAGGGGTTGCAGTTTTTCGAAAATAAGGATCCGACCGGGAAGATGATAAACCCCTACGACAGGTCACAGGACGACATATATGAAGCTAAGCACCAATGCATGATAAGGAACGGCGTTGAGATAGTGACAGATTATTCTAAGTATGTCAAATATGTAAAGTCGACATACGGCGCAAATTACATGAAAGGCTTTAAGAACACATGATAGCGTATAACGACGAATACGAGACAGAGATAAAAGACATCATACGGTTAAACCCGAAGAACTATATCAAGGTTCTGAAAAGCAGGGGGTTTAAGGGAAGATGTCCAGACAGGACCTATCTTGTTGATTACATCTATGCATGTACACCGATGCTTGACGATCATATACATACGTTCAAAACAAGGATATACTGGACTATCAACAGACTTTCTGATTTTCCAGAATGCATGAACGATGCGCATGAAAAACATAAGATGACGACTGCAAATGTTAAGAGACTGGATGAAGGTTATCCGCAGTATTGTGATTCGAAATGCCAGCATGAGGCTCCTTCATACTATAAAAAGACAAAGCAGGGCCTGCTTGACAAATATGGCGTAGGAAATGCATTTCAGATAGAAGCAGTTAAGAACGATCTTGCTTCCAGGAAAGACGAAATACAGGCTAAGCGCGATGCAACAAGGATATTGCATTTCGGAGACGAACCAGGATGGAATCTTAAACAGAGTATAGCAACACGACGTAAAAAATATGGGTCAGCGTGGAATCAAGATGCCGTACGGAAAACGAAGGCGGCCTTACGCGGCGATCCTAACTGGAATAATCCAGAAAAAAACACAGCGACAAAACGTAAGCATGGTACGTTTAACGTTTCAAAACCAGAAAAAATCATTGTAGAGATATTCAAGCAGAAATTTGGAAATATCCTGACGCAGTATTCATCAGATGTATATCCGTATTGTTGCGATATATATGTTCCAGCAAATGACATCTATATTGAGTATAACGGAACATGGACACATGGCGGACATCCATTTGATAGCACGAACGAATCAGATATCAAACAGCTTGAAAAGTGGCGTAAGAAAAACACGAAATACTATCTGAACGCTATTGAAACATGGACACAACGAGATGTTGAAAAACGAAATACGGCGAAACGCAATAACATCAATCTTGTTGAATTATGGAATATGGATGATGTTCGTAATTTCTTTGGGCTTAATGAAAATGAATTTGATAATCTTGTCACGCGTATAAACTGTAATGTCTCATGTAGTGAAATGGACAGCAGAAAGAAAGATGCGGAGAAGTTTTTTGCTAAATACGGAAGGCAGGCGTTCGAACAGATACGGCTGAGCGAGTTTCCTTATGTGGATGAGACAGCACAGTCTGCTTCATATGAGTTAAAGCGGCTTAGCGTAGACCAGACAAAGGATCAGACTCCGTCAAGGCTGATACGGTCGTTTCATAAGTCGATGTTTTCATGCAGAAGGAAAGGCATGCTGTCGCCCGTTAAATATTGGGATACTATAAAAGGCGAATCTTATTATGAATCCGGAGAATGGCATGATTTTTATGTGAACAGGTTTGTTTACGCTGAATCTAAAGACGCGGACATATTACGAACAACTGGTATGATGAGCCCGCATATGGCGTTAGATGGTTTTACGATAACGCACAGGGCTGATTGCGTAAGTTACTTGAAGCCAATGTTGGCGAAACGACTTATAACGAAGTATTTGCACGACAGCACAGAAATATTCTGTCCGTTTAACGGTTTTTCGGGGATAATGCTTGGTGCAACCATCGGCTGCTGCAAAAAGTATATTGGTAAGGATCTTAACAGTAGGCAGATAGCTGAGTCAAAAGAACTTGTCGAATATATACGAAAGGCTGGGTATGTATGCGACGCCGTTCTTGATGTTGCTGATGTATTCGAAAGTTCCGGCGAATATGATTCTTTATTCTGTTGTCCGCCATATGAAAACCTTGAAATGTGGAATTTTTCTGATAATGACATGTGTCTTGACGCCAATATGAGATGCGATGAATGGATAGATGTATGTCTTGAGCGTTTTAAGTGCCGTAAGTATATGTTTGTAGTCGATGATAAAACAGTCGGCAAATATTCAGACAGGATCATAGAGACTCTTAATAACAAGTCGCATTTCGGGAACAATGCTGAATATGTTGTTTTGATTTGAGATTACAGCTTGCTGTACAATATCTTTATGAAAAACGAAGGCAAAGGAATTTCACATATGTCCCATCTGCTTGGTTCTCACACATGCGGCGAGTCCAGTTCTTCGGCTGTCGCAGAACAGAATCCCGTATCAGATCTTGTGCAGCAGTAGGTAGACGACATATGGCGGCGTGTACACGACGATAGCATATCTCTGTATTACGCCTGTACGCATGTCCTTTACGACGACGGCTATCCGGTATATGA